CAGCATGCTTCATACCAACCTGCGTTGCCTGGACTTCTTTGCCACTCTGCTTTGCTGCCATCCAACGGTGATGACCGTCGATGATCTTTTTGTCAGAAGAAATCAGAATCGGCTTGGCATCCTTCGAATCCTTCAGCGCATCAACCTTTTCCTGATTGAAATGCTTCTGGAGTGGCTTCAGATCATCAGGCTTGTAGCCATGAGGCTTTGCCAGAGAAGTGCCATTGGCTTGGAGATCCTTAGTCATGGCATCGAAGTCGTTGATCTGTGGCATATCAATACGACGAACGCCCTTGCCATCCTTGATACCAGGAACGGAGTCTTCTGAGACCATCTCAATGATCTTACGAACGACTTGGACCTTCTTCTCGCGCCCTGGTTTCACCTTGGTACGATGCATCTGCTCCTTGTCAGCGCGCTCTGGTTGCGCGACTTGAATAGGAACATCGATATCACCAGTGAACCCTTCGAACAAATCGTCATCAAGAGTCGATCCACCATTCAGCATGGCGTTGACGCGGTTGTACGCGAACTGCTGGTGATCAAGAATAGTTTCAGTCAGAGTCCAACTGTGAACACCACGCTTGTAAGACTCAACGACAGTCTCAAGAGGGAAACCAGTCTCTTCAGACTTCTCGTAAAGAGAGCGGAACTCAGATTCGCTGAGCTCATATTCAGCAGGGATGCGCTGCAGCCCAAGTTCTACAGATTCAATCAAATTTGACGCTGCCATAGTGAATGGTTCAATCAGTCCTTCAGATAGACGTGTTGCCTTGAATACCTGCTTGCCGATGCCACGCAGCTTCTCAGGGAGACCCATGATGAAAGCTTGTTCATCACCAGCATGTGCCAGCTTGCGAAGGCTGGACGCGCTTGCGCCCGCGACGCCCGAATCATCGGGATCACGTTCGCCAGCAGAGACAACCTTTATGGAATCGAAATGGAATTCTGAGCCGTTGTACTTCTTGACCTTGCCAGTCATCTCGTCGACTCGATCAGAGCCAACGACAAGAATGACATCATGGTACTGAGACTCAAGGTGCTTGAGAATGCCGAACATGGACGAGGCGTCCTTCGGCGTTGGCTGAATGACAGAGCCGAACGCGCGACGCGCGAACTGCAGCTTCTTCAGATATGGAATTGGGTTCTTTTTCTTGTCTTCAGAACGAGACAAGAACACCAACGGAGTTGCATGCTTCTTACGAGCAATGTTGACTACAGTGTCAACGAGACGCTCGTGGCCAACAGTCGGTGGATTCATGCGACCAAACGCCACGACAGCACAGGAAGACTTAGCTTCCTTGATCGTGGATGGGTCGATGTCAATTTTGTTTGCGGGTTCGCCCGTCAAGGTCTTGCCGCCCGGAGGAGGGTCAGACTTCAATGAGCCGTCATCATTGCGATCGGCATCTGCGTCAGCAAGCTTGCCACCATGAGTGGCTGTATCATCGTCCTTCTTAGACTTATCGATGGACTTTGCTGGATCGACTTTCTTGTCTGCTTCCTTGTCAGTTGGATCCTTCGACTTATTGTCTTCATCCTTGCCTGACTTGTCATCATCTTCCTTCTTGGACTTGTCGTCCTTAGCAGGGTCGATGATCTTTTTCTTCTTGTCACGAGAAGGTCCAACTGCACCGTCGGACGCTTCACGAGTTTTCTTATCAAGATCCGTGTTAGCGTCAGCTGCACGAGCCTCAAGCAAACGCTTGATTGTGGTCAAATTCATAGATGTTCCCAGGTTTACCGTAGCCTTACTGGCAACATCTATTTATGAGTTATCTCTCCCAGCCTTTCACCATCACGTCTGCATGGTTGTAGTATGAGAAATCAGAACGATGAATCAGCTTCGCAGGGCGCAAACCGCCATTGTTTGTGATCACATAGCCTTCGTGTTCAGTGCTGATCCAAGCGCTTGAATCGCGACGCTGATAATAGGTCTGCAGTCCAGCCTTAGACTGTTTCTGCAACAGACGAATCACTGCGCGCTTCACCTCATCAAGTTGCTCACAAAGCTTGACAGCTTCCACTCCGCCGCGAGAGAGGTAGTATTCATTGAACTCAGCCCAACGCGCCTGAACCGTCGCCTTGCCCTTTTCTGTCTTGCGCTTATCTTTCTCAGCAGTGAAGTACTGATTACCAAACTCGATCAGACTGACGAAATGTTGGACTTTGCCTTGGCTCTTTCCATTACGCCATTTCTTGTACAGTGTGCTGAAATCTTCGTGATCGCGTAGTTCGTCGAGATGCTTGCAATCCTCAAGCAAAGCACGATAGATCTTCTCCAACTGCTGGCGAATCTCTAGAGTACCAGCATCTTCAAACAAACTATTGAACTGAGTTTGTAGGACCAACACATCAGGAGAACTGAACAGCTTTGGTGACTTGTTCACCACCAACTCGAGACGACCAGGATAGCCTGTATATTCAGTGTGGAAGGCTACGCAAATTTCAGCAGACTCAACGTCAAGTCGAACAGATTCATTGATCGGACTGTACAAGATGGTGTTCGGTTGGAAGAATACGCGATTGCGTGGACCCTCCTTCTTCCACTTCAGGTCGGCATGTTCAAACATGAAATCGCCTTGCCAGATGCCATCGGTGATGACGTCAGGCAAATACATGAGACACAGCTTCAATTTGCTCTTGAGATCAGCCGGCAGATTTGAGTATTCGATCTCAGTATCTGTCTTGTAATAGATTGGAGTGTTGTTGAAGATGGACTTCTTGCCAACGAAGAACAGACCGTCACGCGAGTCATATCCGGCAATGATGCTGAATGAACCGTCGTATTTCAACGACAGCCGACACCCTTGTGCTTTCTTGCCTTCTAGGCAATTGAGAATATAACGCAGATACGTCACTGCGTCGGAAGCACCATCGAAGCCGCGCAAAATTGGCAGGTCGTCGAGATGTTCGATGTGATCAACGATCTCGGCTGCATGAGGAATTGACGGAGCCGGACCATCATAATGAGTTTGTTTTGTCATGTCCATTCTATAGAAGTTGCCCAGGATAGTTTAGCAGCTATCCTGGGCAAAGAGTAGATTAGTCTTCAGTGACACCGTGACCAGGATAGGTCGTCGCTACTTTGAAGGTGTGAACCTTTCCTTCATGGTGAATCTTGACAGACTTGCCATCATTATGCACCGTCTTTCCATATTCCTTGTCGCCATGCTTCGGATGATAGAAGTCCACATGCGTGCCAACCTTCATGTGCTTTGCCATGTCTGGGTGCACGATGTTGTGCGTTGCAGCTTCGCGATGATCAAAGCGTGGTGGCTTTGCTGCTTCCTTCAGGCTCTTCTTTTCCGGTGGCTTATGAGTGATATGCAATTGATGCGTATCATTCTCATGCTTCACATGCATCGTAATATGAGAGCGGGCAGGGTTTGACTTGAGAGCCTTCTCAAACTTACCCTTCAACCAATCAGCGTGTTCGCCGGTGGTCGTTGTGTGGACAGCATGGAACGCGCCGTCCTCAGTCTTGTGGATCTTAGGAACGTTGATGTTTGCAGCAGTGTGCAGAAGCTGCAAGTCACCAGACTCGCTGATCAGTTCGCGGAACGGAAGAAGTGCCATTGACGTGCCTCCAAAATCATTAGATAGTCAAGTTGATTTTGCGCGATCCAATCGGCGCGATGGTGATTCGAGCACCGCCAATTCCAAAGTCAGAACGGTCGCCTTTGTAAACAGCCATGAAGACTGGCTCGTATGGACCAACCATGTCTTCACCATTCAGGTGTACATGATTGGCATCGAGCACATAGTTCGAGCCTTGCTTCTTCAGCTTGATCTCGCCTTGCAGAAGGATGTTGACGTTCTGTCGTCCAAAATTGGTTCCATACTGATTGCCATACACCGCCATATTCTTCAGCTTCTTGTCCTTGATGAATCGAATCACTGTCGTGGCTGGAGTCAAGGAAGCTGGATACATGCCCTTCAAGTCAGAAATGAACTGCTGGGTCTCAGGATGGTTGTGGATTTCAGGTTCATGCTTTGCTGACATGCCACCCCACTGTTGGAAGTCGCGTGCCTGCTTGCCGTCTTTGTGACTGATCCAGCATACTTCTTTCAAATTGAGATCGAGTAGATGGAAGTCTGACTTCGGATGGTTCGGCGTAGTCGCTGCGTCGAATACATCAAACGACTTAGCACCAACCTTGATCTTAATGGTCGCGGACTTTTCCTTGACCTTGGCATTATCAATCTGCTGACGCAGACTTGCCAGTTCTTTCTTTTCTTTGAGAGTCTGGATCTGCTGACGGAGAGAAGCAAGTTGCATGTCTTGCTTCTTCGTCGATCCACCAGGACCCTTGCCACCGAACTCAGCATTCTTCAAAAAGTCAGTGAGCTTGTATACATTCTTCCTTCCATCGGTGAAGCGAAGCTCTTGTAGCTCTCGCATCGTTCCGTGGTAGAGGATGTCTTCAACTCCCGGCATCAGCTTGAGTGTGACCTTCTTGCCATCGAGAAGCTCAAACTTGGATTTCTCCTTGAGCTTCTTGACGAAGATTGCTGGTCTCCAATCGTACTTGCGCAGCTCAGCTGCTGATAGACTTGCCATTTGACTCCTTAGATACTGATGTTCAGCCGCCTCTCTAGATTGTTCTGTAGGTTGAAGAGGAAGTCGTAGACCTCGCGTACACGTTCCTCTGACACATGGACTGTGTTTGCCGCATAGTGAATGGATGTTTCCTGATCGTAACCCTGATTGTTGGCGTGGATCAGTTGGTTTTCAATCTCGAAGTCTTCAATTCGGCTCATGATTTTCTCAACGAATGAACAAAGGGATTCCAGCTTTCTTACAACGCTTGATGCAATCTTCGGTTCCTTTACCACCTGGCATTGGAATACACCAGTCAGGCTTCAGGTCTACCAACTGCTGATTGCGGATCGGTCCAGCACGCTTGCCATGCGTTTCCCAGTCAGCATCAATGCATGTTCGCTTGATCTGACGCTTCCCTTCTTCTACCCAGTAGATATACACTATCTCAGCCATGTAGTCAGCGCCTCGTGCGCCACCATGGATGATTTCTGTAATCTGACCATGTAGGTCTTCAAATTCATTCACGACGTTCACGAAGTGTTCCATGTTCGTGAAGTCGCGTCCGCCTGTGAACAAAACTCTCATGACCAAGCGATGTGCAAGTGGTGCCAAAGATAGATCACGAGATGTTCAAGACCGATGGCAGCAGCGGCGCCAACGATAAGAACGGTCAGGAGCATTAAGGCGAATGCTCCTTCCAAACCTGAAAGGAAATCAGCTGTCATGGTATGTACTCCACACAAACATTGTCAGGAATCAATTGGCGGTTCTGGATCCAACCACGGAAGTTGCCGGACCAACCATCACCAAAGCGATCAGCATGAGTGATGCCTGGCATCCATGAGCCTTCCCAATGGTAGCAATCATCACCCATCAGGATGTAATCCATCGGGGTTGCCTGATGCTCGAACGGCGAAGCGTGGGCTGGCTTACTCTCGATCAGGCGCTGATAGATCTGCTTAGCCTTCTCCAGCGAATCATCCAGGCGACGGTAGGAAACCTGAGCACAGCAGGAAGCGGAGATCGCGATGGCGTCTTCGAGCGAATAACCTTTCTTCTCAGCGTCGTCAGGAGCAAAGTCATCGTACGCATTATCAGAAGTGCTCGGTGCCCAATATCCATCACGGAAATATGGGACATGCCACTCACCTTCGGACAATTCGTATGGAATCGAATTCTGATAAGCGCTCCACATCTGGTTTGCCAGTTCCTGAATCTCAGGTTGAGCATCAGGATGGCGACGCAGATAGAAGAAGTTGTCGAACTCAGTTGAGGTGCATACGACCTTGATGTGGCTGTATGGTTCGAGAAGGCGGTTCACGATCTGCTTGTGATAACCCGCTTCATCAAACGATTTAGCGATCTCAATCGCTCGATCACGAGATTCATTCCAAGCTTCTTCTCGTTCATAAGCCGGACTGCCGGTGTTGCCATTGTACTCGATTTCAACATGGTTAAAAACAACCAAATCGTCGCATTCTTCCTTCGCGCTCATACCTGGCTGATTCTTTCCCCAGTGAATCGGCATTGCCGTGTTTTCTTGAATCAACTCAATGGCGCGTTTTACTGGGATCGCACGCGAGCTCGCCGCGTTGCGCGAGAACAGACGATGCGTCATGAACTCAGCATGAATGAAACGCGGATACTCAAGTTCAAACGTCGTAATACGATGACCAGCAACGCTGATCGAGTCTGCAATAATCTTCGCGGAAATCATGATTTCTTCTTTTGCTGTAGTTTCTTGATACGTGGTGTGATTGGAAGAGTGTTACTACGTCCGTTGTATTTGGAGCGATAACGCCTCAATTGCAACTCAGGATACAAATCAGCAAAGTGACAGTACGCACAGATCTCAGTTCCATACGCTTCAATCTCCCATGGCTCGTGCCAGTAATCAGGAGACTTGTCTTCCTTGCCTTCCCAGAAGTGTGTATGCGTTCCATCCTCATTCATCTGAATTTTCAGACGTCCAGTCAGGTGTTGGTTCGCATGGCACAACTCATGAAAGATCGTTGTGATGTAATGCTTGTACCGAATGTCCCTATACGATCGATTGTTGAATATGAGTTCAAAGGAAGTCGGAATTCCGTTCTCGTTCTCATCTTCATCATAGTCGCAATACGCGAGCGTGTCTTCATCTTGGTCGTAGTTGGAAGACAAGAAGCGCACTGCGATCTCATCGACGTTTTCTCTCGCGACTGGATCGAAGTAGTGTTCGACGAAGAACTCAATCGCGATCGGAGTGATCGCGAAGAGATCCTTTGGGATATTGCTGGTAACAATCTTCATGAGAAGTCGAAGTCCGCTGGTTTATTGGTGGTGCGCTTGTTGAATCCTGGCGCAGAATGTTGCATCGACGTTGCTCGTTCAGTCATCACATCACGCTGAGCAGAAGCCTCCACATCATAAAACCTGAACTTCGGTCTATCTACACCGATAACCTGTCGGACGTTTTGAGTCACGTCGGCATATCGGTTCTTCAATTGCTTGAACAACATTTGATTAACTGCATCTAGTTCCTCTGTTCGCATGATCGCAAACATGAAGTCAGCCGTCGCTGGCAGACCAAAGGACTCAGATGTGTCAGTCAGATCGACGTCACTTGAGTCATAACCACCTCGCGTCGTCTGAGTTGCCGAAATGATCGGCACGTTGAACTCGACAGCCAGACCACGCAGTTCTTCCGCGATCGACTTGATGATCGTGTAAGAATTTGCGCCGCTGTTCGCCTTGATGCGCGTCGAGCAACAGATGTTGAGGTAGTCAATGTAAACGATGTCAGGAACGAAATTCTTCTTGATCCTGAGTTCATTCAACAAGTGACGGAAGTGCGCAGCGCCGGCACTGGAAGTCGGGAATTCCTTGACGACCAACTTGCCAACCGTGTTTTCACGGATGCGTTCGATCTTCCTCAGGTAAACATCACGCTCCATCGCCTTGAGCTCATCAACCGTCACATCCATGAGGTTGGCGTCAATGCGTTCGGAAATGCGCTCTTCAGCCATTTCCATCGTGATGTACAGGACGTTCTTACCTGCCTTCAGGTTAGACGACGCCATGTGCGTCATCAACAACGTCTTACCTGTATTTGTACCACCAAGGCAAATGTTCAGAGTCTTCTTCGGAACACCACCCTTCGTAATTTTGTTCAACCATTCAAGGTCAAACGGGATGCGCTCTTCGACACGATGATAGAAATCCCAACGCTCAGCCGCGCCTTCAAAGTAGTCATGGCCAACACGATTGTCAAATGATACTGAAATCGCATCGGACAACATCTTCGGGATTGCGCCGCGCGACACTGAACCGTTCTTGTCTTCGATAATCTTGATCGCGTCCATGACTGCATTCACGATCGCTTTGTCTTGACAGAACTGTTCAGTAGAGTCGATCAACCATTGCTGATCGACTTCTTCGCGCTTCATCGCAATCAAACAGTCTTTCGCAGCATCGAATTGATTTTGCGAAAGAGTGTTCAAGTTTGTCAACTCGATAGCCAATGCCATCGGAGTTGGGCTCTTGTTGTACTTCTCCATGTAGCTCTCGATCAACCCGAAAACTACACTTTGTGAATCCTCCCTGAAGTAATCCTTCTTCAGGAAGGGCATCACCGTGCGAGCATATTCTTCATCGAAAACAATCCCGTTCAGAATTTGCTGCTCAATCACTCTTGTTATTCTCCGTCGTCTTCAATCACTTCTGTGGCATCAACATAATTCGTCTGCGCCATCATGTCACCAGCAGCCAGCTGGAACATTTCACGAATCTTCTCAGGGAAGTCAGTGTTCTTCAGGATGGGCAACCAAAACTCTGGCGAGTTGGTTTCCTTGGCGCGCCACGACTTATCGCCTTCGATGCCAGGTCGTGTGTACCAACCGACCTTCGGTTTAATAACATGCCCGGTTTCGATAGCAAGATCAAGGAGACCAGACCAAGGCGAGATACCGCGATCGAAGCTCACCGTCACTGGAATCTTGCTCTTCTCACGCACGTAGCGAGACTTCTCAACGTTGATGATGAAGTGCCAGCCTTCAAGCTCATCACCATCCTTGTCCTGCTGACGACCAAGCACGTAGATGTTGTCAGCAGAGTAGTAGATGCCTGTACCACCAGACACGATAGTCTTGGAGTACATTTCTTGCGTTTGATACGTGTGGTTGACCACGTGGCAAGGAATGTCCTTGATCGTGAAGTGAGGCGTGACCATGCGGAACAGCGACTTCAACTGCTTCGCGCGCGTCATGTCCGTCACAGCCTTCTCATTCAGCGCGTCTTCAACTTCCTTCTTGGAAGCAAGGTTGCCAACAGAGTCAACTGCCACGAAGACCTTGTCGCCACGAGACAGCCCATCAAGCTGCTTCATGAGGTCAAACTTCAACTGTTCGATGTTGGTGATCGGGACGTGGATAACGCGATCCAGCGGAATTCCCATGTTCACGAAGTACGATTGCGGCGTGCCGAATTCGGAGTCGTAGAACAAGCATACGGCGTCCTTGAACTTCTTGAGGTACGCGGCGATGCAGAGGAGGAGGAAGTTGGTCTTGAAGTGCTTCGAGGGACCAGCCCACACGGTCAGACCAGGACCGAAGCCACCATCAAGCTCACCCGATTGCGCAAGGTTCAGCGCGGGGATGGCGGTCGTTGTCAGTTCCTTCTTCTTGAAGAAGGTTGACTCTTCAAGGATAGATGTTTCCTTGATTGTTGAATTCTTCTTGAGCTTATCGATTAGCGGATTTGCCATATTGTTCCTTGTATTACCGAGATGTATAGTGTATATGAAGTATTAACCAAAGAAATCACTCAAGGAGAAGCTTCGTTCAACGCGACGACCTGCTGCGTCACACAGCGTCGTCATCGGCTTCAAGAAGCCCACATGATAGTGATCCTGGCGATCTACATAGCGTTCCAGATCGAGCTCTTTCGGGAACTCACCGTTCGGGAACGCAATCCACTGTCCAAACGTCGGATTTGGTTTCTTCAACTTCAAGAACTTGATCTTATCACCGTCGCGAATCAACGGATAGACCTTCGTCAAGTCATTCTTCTTCAGCAGTTCATTGTACGCAAGCGCGCCCGAGACGTGCGCTGGAATTACTTTGGTTTCGCCTGACAGATACTTCTGGAGATCCTTGACAGAGCTATTACGCGCAATATCAGGAATCGACGCGTCGTTGAATTTCTTCTCAAACGCTTCCATGTAATCAAGGAACTCATCCTCAGTACCACACAACAGCAACTTGGCAGCATCAGCGATAGCATCACGACAGACAGTCGGCGTCGAAGAGCGTACAGCTTCGATACCAGTCATCTTGAACTTCGGCTTCGCGTAACGCACACCTTCGTTGTCCCAGACCGACATGATGTAACGCTTACCACCAGTCCAGATGGCTTTTTCGGCGATCGCTTCACGCTTCATGTACATCTTCTGATCGTACGCATTCATGAGGTCAGCCAGTTCCTGGAAGAACCGATTGATCTCAGGTTGCATCTTCTTCTCGCAGAACATGTCCAAAAAGTTGACAATGTCTTCCGTGGTCGCGTCTGGCTTCTTGCTTCGATATTGCGCGACCAACATCTCCAAGTTGATGTAGTTCGAGTCAGTGTCTGCAGCGATGATGAAATCGATGCCCTTTGTTCCAAGCATCTTGTTCAGGAACTCATTGAAAGATCGCTGAGCCCACTGAATCACAACCTGGCCAGACAACGTGATCGCTTCTGCCAAGTCATCGTTGTAGAACAAGAACCACTCGTTTGAGGTTGCTCC